GGGGATACGTGCCCCTCCACCGCCACCCGCACCCCCTACCAAAATTATTTCCGTCTGTCAATACCCCCTGCATCCAATAGGCCCGAACTATCACAAACGGAAAAGCGATAGGAATAAAATTTTGATTTATTTTCGCCATAACTATTGCACGTCCTAAAAATGCGCGTATAATTTCAATCATCGAAAGGGCAAACACAAAACACCCCGCCGATAACTTCCACTTAACTTTAAAGGTAACTATCATGGAAATCGTAAGCAAGCTGACTCTGAAAACCATTGGCGCACAACCGAAGCCGCATAGCGTAAAAGAAAATACCGCGCTGGCTTCCATCTATGGCCGCGTTCGCGGTAAGAAAGTTGGTCAATCCACCTTTGGCGACTTCATCAAGTTTGAAGGTGAATTTGAAGGCGTGAATATCGCCACTGGTGAAGTGTTCCGTTCCGGTGCGCTGATTCTGCCGAAGGTACTGGAAAGCCTGCTTGCCGGTGCTGTGGATGGTGAAAACACGGTTGATTTTGCGGTTGAAATTTGGGCCAAGCCTTCCGAAAAGGGAAACACTGGTTATGAATACGGTGTCAAGCCGCTGATTGAACCCGCCGCATCGGATGAACTGGCCGCGCTTCGCAATCAGGTTAAGGCCGCGCTGCCTGCCCCTGCTGCCGGTGAAGCCGCTGCCGAAGCCAAGCCCGCCGCGAAGGCCAAGGCCAAGGCCGAAGCCTAAACAGCGCACCACGGCCCCGGCTGATACCAGCGCGGGGCCATTCTTTACCCTTCAAATTCAAAGGTAACAAACATGGAAAAGCAAACCGAAAATACCCGCCCTGAATGCCCGAAGGCATTTTATTTTGTATCCATTCCCGGCGACTTTGGGCAATCCCCCTTTGCTTCATCGCTTATGTATGGTAGCACCGCGCTTGCCGCTGTTTATCAAGTCAAAGGCGCTATCCGCGTAGTAAGCGAACATTTTGATTTGCGGTTTGCTGATAACGGTTTTACGCCTGCCGGGGTTACGCAAGCTGAATGGCTTGGCAAGCTGATTACTGAAACTTTCGGCTTTCGCTTGGAACTGTTTCTTTAAACCAGTTTTTTATTTCTTGAATTTGAAGGCCGCATGATTCCCTTGCGGCCTTTTCTTTTGCGTATGCTTCCACCAAATCCCGCCACGTTATAAACGGATAAACAGGCGCGGCGCATTCATTTAGCAGGCTTGACGGCGGAACCAAATAAACCGTTTCAATTTTCGGGGCTGTTGTCGAACAAGCCGCGAACATCGGCAGGCATAGGGCTATCAAGAATTTGTTTAGTTTCATCGCTTACCCTTCCCAATCCGCTAATTGTTCGGCTAAGTTTGCCGCTGATAATTGTCTGGCCTTCCTGAATTGCCGCGATTGCTTTCGCATCGCTTGCGCGTACTGATTGAAGGGTTTCCACCGCCTTGGCGTTTGCGGTCGCCTTTTCTTCAATGGCTTTAATTTCATTTTGAAGCCCCGTTATTTTTTTAGCCGCTAAAATTGAATACCCAAAGTTAGCAAGCATTAAAAGCGCAACCGCAATAGCGGCCACGCTTTTCAGGTTAGACAAAACCCATTTAATCATTGAAGGTACGCCCCGGCTTGTCATTGTCGGAATCTATCGGCCCCGGCTGATTGATAGGGCCAATCTTGCTTTGCACAAATTGCGAGAAAACCGCCTTGACAAAATCCGCGCCCATCCAACCAGACATACCCGCCGCCATGCCTAGCCAGTGCGGCGATAAATCCATAGCCGCCCCGCCTAGCGTTACCATCAAGCCCACAAACGCGGCGCTTACCGCTTCAACCGCAAATTCAAGTTTAGAAAAGCGTTTCATGGCAAGCGCCCTTTTCGAGTAATTGACAATACCGCCAAGCGTAGCCACCAGCGGAAAAATTAGGTACTTCCACCATTCGTCATTTTCCATCATGCCAAAGCCTTAGCCGCTGCACCTGCCGCCTTACCGGCTGGAATCATCTTCATGGCGGCGCTGTTAATTTCATCTTGAAAAAGGAAGTACAGGCCCACCACCACAATTGCCACCGCCGCAATAATCACCACGCCCCGCAAGGCGTAGTTTCCTGCCGCTTCAACCGGGGCGCTTACCGCATCGGTAACAGCGTCATAAGCGGAACCTGCCGCGTTCGCAACGTGCTTATCTACGCGATACCACGGCACGTTTTCTTCTGGCGTTTCTTCACCCCATGAACCACTAGCCCCGCCTGTAAAGTCAGGACTACCCGCCCCCATAGTAAGCCCCGTTAAATCAGGCGCGGTATAGTCGCTGATATTAACGGCGGTCATTTCTTGCGCCCCGGATACTGGCGCGATTCCTGCCGCTGGCGTTACTACCGGGCCACTATTACCGAAAAGCAAATTGATATTTTCCATAACCTTACCCGGATAAGATTTTGTTTTAGCGCCCCAATTTGCTTGATTAGTTCCGCCGTGATAAGCAAGCAACGCCGTATTAACATCGCCGTATCTATCAAGGTTTTCACGCAAAAGGGCCGCGCCGCCGTAAATGTTTTGAGTGGGGTTATAGGCATCGGTTACGCCTAAATTTCTGGCGGTCGCTGGCATAAGCTGCATTAAACCCATAGCGCCCACGCCAGAAGTGGCGCGGGGGTCGCCAGACGATTCAGTCTGTACCACCCCGGCCACTAGGCGCGGGTCAAGGTTATATTGCGCCGAAGCCGCGCCGATAGTTTCCCACCATTGCAGCGCACCAGCCATTTAAACCCCCGCTTGTGAAGCCAAATAATCATTAAGACTTTCGGCATAGTTATTAAGCTGGCTGGTAATTGAATCGGTCAATTTGCCGGCCAAATCGGCCCCTTGCGCCATTGCCGCCGATACTGCCGGGTTACAACCGCATGAACGGTTACGGTTCGGCAGGGTCAGGGAAGGCGAAGTATAACCAGCCACCGGCAGGGTAACGCTACCGGCTTGCGGCTGGTTATACGTCATATATGGCGGGCCTTCCCAATTGCTTGCCACTTGCGCGGCTGGTCGATTGCGAAGCCATAGCCAGATAAGAATCAGCACCAGCCCGCCGCCCACCCAATAAAGCAATTTCTTTTTGTCCATGATTTACCCCTTAAAAGAATTTGCCGCCGAAATTCAGCAAGCCCAAAGCAAAACCGTAGTCCTGCCCGCGCCGTTCTGTTTTCGCCTGATACTTGGCAATATCGGCTTGTTTGCCGACAATGTATTTTTGCGCGTCAATTTCAGCAAGTGAAGTATTAGCGCGGATATTTTCGGCCTGCAATTGGATATTGCTTTGATACTTGGCGGTATCGGTTTGCATACCCGCAAGCGCCGTGCTAGTGGTGCTTTGCAGGTCGCCAAGGTATTTAGACAAATCCACTTGCGCCATGCCAAGCTGCAATTGGCTTTGCGTGCTGTAATGCGCGTTATCAGCGGCAAGCGTTTCAATGTTCAATTGGGTTTCAAGCTGCAAACGGCTGGCGTCCATTTGGGCCTGCAATTGCGCATTCTGTGCGGATAGTTGCGTATTGGCTTGCAGGGCGGCAAGTGCCATTGTGTTATCTACCGCGCCGCTTCCGGCCTGCTGATAAACCGGCCCGCTTCCTACCATGTATTCACCACCGCCACCGCTTCCGCCGCCACGGTTTTTAAGTAGCAGAAATGCGGCAAGGCCACCAATAGCCGCCACAATCCACCACTTATATTTAATGAGCCATGCTTTTACCTTTTCCATATTAAGCCCCGTTTGAAATGCGTTTGAACCATTGGCACAAAATGCAATGCTCGCGGCCTAGCCAAAGCAAAGCCGCAAACATTACAGCCAATATAAAAATGGCGGTTTTCATCCTTAGCCCTCTTGAGTGTTAATCAAGGGCTGATTGAATGTTTGCCCCATTTGAATACCTGTACCAATAGCGTAGTAGGTTTGTTCGGCTACCTCCCGGTGCGGCCCTTGCAGGAACGGCATAAACTGCCGCGCCTGCTGAATACCAGCAATGCGGCCTTCTACCCGGTAATTCAAAAGCGGCATGGTTTCGGTAGGGGCAGGGCCGGGAATCGGCACCGGCCCCGCGTATGGAAATTGCGGATTAATCAGTGCCATGTTACCCCCTTAAAAACCGCTGTAATTATTGGTCATGGCAAAACCAGTGCCACCAGTAACAGGCGAAAGCGCCGTGCCTAGCATACTGGAAAAGCCACCGGAACCGGCCTTGATAACGCCAGCGGTATTACTGTTGCGGCTAACCAGCACGGCAAGAATTGCCACGCCAATAATAGCGGTCAAAACGGTAACGATAGGGCCAACAAAATCATTCATGTCATTCACCTTTTAAATGATTGGCGCAAGCGCCGATTTAAGGATATTGGAAAATCCGCTTGTGGCGGATTGAATCACGCCAGCCGTATTACTTCGCTGTGACACGATAACGGCAATAATTGCAACGCCAATAATAGCCGTCACAATCGTTATTAGGGTTTTGCCAAACTCGCCCATTAGCTGCCCCTTAGTTGGTTAGAAATTTGGTCAATAGCGCCACGCTTGCGGATTAGTAGAACAATCATCAGCAAAATCATAAACGCATTAACCGGCTCTTTTATTGGCTTGATACTTGCCGCGAATCCCAAAATAACCGCCGCCAATACCCAATAGCCAAACCCCTTAGCATCTTTTGAAACGTCCTTAATGATGCTAAACAATTCGCCAAGCGTATCGCGGTAAGCGGCTATTGCAAGGATGATTCCAATAACGATTAAACCGAAGGGCATATTAATATCCCTCCGGTTTATCGCGGAACCCGATTACATAAAGCAAGCGCCCGAAAGCGCCGCTATTTGCGGCATACACGACAAAGCCAAATAGAATCATGGCAAGCGCCAAATTGCCGCGCATAATCGTTACCCGATAATGCGCTTAGTGCCAAGGTAGTAAGCCAAGGCAATAAGGGCGATTGTGAAAACAGAAATGCCGAAAATTTTCATGGTAGTTTCCTTATTCGATAATGAAACGGATAATTTGCTGCCAAAGGATAATGGCAACAATGATTAGGCCCACAAACGCAAGCCAGCCGGTTAGCGACATATCAGGGCGGAATGGCTTTTTAGACCATTCCGCCATATCAGTGATTAGCTGCATGGCGGAATGCCCCCTTTATTAAGTGGTGGAAATGGTACCAGCATTCACCAGTTCGGTGCGGCTGGTGAAGTATTCGTAACCCATCAGCAAACGGGCATTTTGATTGACCGTTTTCGGATTCACGACAAAGCCCACGTTACCATATTGAAGGGTGTAAATCGGCTTATCGCGGTTGTCGCAATAATAAACGCCCTTCGGAAAATCGGTAGCGATACGGCGGCGAGTTTGCGCGGCCCACGTTTTCGGGTCAAGTTTCCGGGTATCCGAAAAGTTAGCCGTGCGCTGGCTAAGGTAGTTAATATCGGTGCCAGCATTGAAGCTGCCGCCGTTATCAAATACCGCGATTGTGGAAAGGTAGCGATACAGGTTTGCATACTGCACCACAAAATCCACGTTAGGGGTAAGCCCTGCCTGTGCGCTGTTTTCCAGATTGTACAAAGTGGAAAGGTCAATCAGCGGCAGGATATAACCGTTCTGGCCTACCGGCAGTTGGTCAAGGTAAGACTGATAAACGGTGTAAGAAATTTCTTCAAACTCGCAATCAGCCGCGCCCGCGCCCTGATAAATCGCTTCCAGCGGATTAGCGCCCACCGCCGCAAAGGCGGTATTGTTGTTCGCAAATTCCAGTTTCAGGCGCTGCTTACTTTGCGGCACGTTCGCCAAAACCGCCCCGGTCAAATCGGTTTCGGAATAGGCAAGCGGAACCCAATAGTACATGGTCAGTTCGCCAGTAGCGCCCGCCGCAATAGTCGCCGGGGCATCAATGACGTTCATAACATCGCCGTACTTAATGGGCGAATCCGTTACCATGCTGGAAAGGAACGGCGCACCTTGTTTGGCGGTATTCACAAAATGCAAATGCCAGCCGCTGGTTTCAGTGTGGCGCTGGTTGTCCGGGTCATAATAAATGACACGTTGAACAAGGTTAGCCGGGCCGAAGTCAGTAAGGGCCACCGCTTCGGTAGCGTGGTTATTTTTGATAGCCGCCGTTACCTTCACCAAAAAGCCTTTGACAATGCCCACGTTCGCCGGGGTCACGTCAAACACGGAACGGTTAGCCGGGTCGAAAGTTTGCGTTTCAACCTGCTGAATAACCGGGTAAGACTGTTGCAGGACAATTTGACGGGCCTGCAAGTTTGCCGCCATAGCCTGCTGATTGCGCAATGCCGCCTGTTGAGCGGGGGTCAGTTGTTGAACCTGTGCCATATTTAATTACTCCGAAGTGACGGCATTTTTGCCGAAGTGGTTACAAACAAGGGTAGCCGCCATTCCTGCAATGGTCAGCATGAGAATGACGATAAGCCAATTAATGGGGTTTTTCAACAATTCCCAATTAACCATTATGCCGGTTCCTGTGCGCGGTTGTTAATTACCTTGGCAGCTAAAGCCAGCACCGCATAACCGGCAAGCGCCATTAAAATTACTGTCACCCAATTGGCGACATTCCAACTAATGATATTTTCAGTCATAGCGTTTTCCTTTACAGGGTTTGCTTTCTTTTCTTGCCAAGGTCGAACCGGGCCAAAACGGCGTCAGCGGTAGGAACCGGTGTCATTATAACGCAATTATTAGCGCCCACGTCATAATAAATTGAATGGAATTTTTTTAATGCTGGCACTGTATTTACAGGCGCTTGCATTAATTTTTCCAAATCCACCGGAACAAAACCTTGCACGGTTTGCCTATCGCGCTGGTCGCCTAATTGGAATATCTGGAAAAAATCCGATTCCGAAATGGCAAAGCGGGTAAGCCATACGGGCCGCTGGCTTAAAATAATCATGGGGATTCGCTTACTACGCCCTTGAGTAAGTAGCGCCTGAAATGCCGGGTCACGGTTAGGAATCATATAACCTTCATCGACATAAACGCCAATATTTCCCATCGCGTGAATATCCCAAAGCAATTGCGTTACTTCCGCATCATCAACATCAGGGATTGGATGGTAAATATAAAGCCCCGGTTTCTTTGGTCTGAAATTTAGTTCTACATGTTCGGCCCCTTCAATCGAATCGATTAAATCATCGCCCTTATGGTTAAGGACAATCCACGCCTTGCGCTTAAAATCCTTTTGGGACAAATGCCAAACGGCGGCGCAAGTTTTACCAGTGCCAGTTTTTCCCAGCACTAATATACGTTGTCGGTCATTTGGCATTCGTATCGTCATAGCGTGTTACTTACTGGCAACGGTTCAATAAAAGGCGCTACCGGGTCATGTTCGGTAGGTTTGGCTTCCGCCACCTTTTGGGCCATCGGTTTAGCCGCTTCCTTTTTATCGCGCTTTTCAGACGCTGCCCGCATTTTGTACGCTGCAATACGGGGGCCATAAATGGAAGCGCAAACGCCAAACAAACCAGCCCACGCCATGATTTTAGGGTCAGGGGTAATATCGTAATGGCTTGCCACTTCCTGCACTGCCCCGGCCAATGCTTCCGCTTCCTTTTCATCAAGCGCCAATTCTTCAACCTTTAAGGCGCTGGATGCCATCAAGTGCAAACTGAAAAGGATTTTTTCAACGCCTAGATTGCCCTGAACCTTTTTCGCGGCGCTGTTTCCGGCTGGTCGCCCACGCTTGGCACCGGTTCCGCTTCCGGCTGGTCGCCCGCGCTTTCGGGGAGTATTTCCACTGTCACCGCTTCCGGCATCGCTTCCACTTCCACCGCTGGCACTGGTGACGGTTCCGGGGTCAATGATTGCGATACCGTCAATGCTGTTACCGCTTCCTGCATCATCTGCAAATTTGACGCCATCGCCATTACTTGATTTTCCAGCCATGATATTTTTTCCTCTTGAGTTTGTACCTGTTCCGAATGTTCCGCGATTTGTTGCGCGGCGTTTGCTTCAACACTGGCGGCAAGTGTAGCGGCCATAACCGCCGCTTGTTCTGCTGATTGTTCCGCCGCTGCCGCTGCCCCTTCCGCTTTAATAGCGGCTGTTTCCAGTTCGGCAGTTTCAACCGCGCTTTCTATGGCGGCTTCGGCGGCTTCCTGCATTTCCTCTTTAATTTCTTCGGTATCCATTAGGCTACCCCCAAATGCGCAAGGCGGGCAATCAGCGTATCAACGCGGGCCAGCATTTCAGATTCCCGCGCTTCCAGTTCGGCAATGCGCCCTTGCAAATTAACAAGGATAAGCGAGAACATTTCAGGGCTTGGCATGGATTCCAGCATTTCAGCCGAAAGGCCCGCGCTATCAATTTCAGCAATCAATTTTTCTTCATTGGTCATTGTTGTCACCTTCAAAAGTAATACCCGTTAATTCGGGCTGATTGTCCGGCTTTTCTGCCGGGGAAATATCAAGCGCCTTTTCAATTACCGAAAGGCGCGAATCAATGGAATCCAGCCGCTGGCCGAAACGGTCAAGCTGGTAATTCAAATTATGGACAAGGGTATTAGCCTTTTCCATCAATTCATCAGGATTAATACCAGCGGCACGGATTGCGCTGGCAACCATCATTTCAAAACCTTTTCCCATCATTTTCAGTCACCTTTCAGGTTAATTAATTTTTGCGGCAGTGATATTAATAATGTAATTACTAAGCGCCGCCCCGTCATTACACAAACTGAATTTTAGCACGTCAAGGCTTGGAACGCCTAACACTTGACAATAAATCAATAACGAAATTGTACCGCCAGCGGTTAGCGTACTGGCAGGGCAAGCGGCAACATATTCATTACTACCGTATTTAACGCGCAACAAATAATTTCCCGTTGTCACGGTATTATTTTTTACCGTCATGGTAACTTGATAAAGCCCTGATTTTCCGGCAGCCAATTGGATACCATCAGCGGCTTTTGTCATACCTGTGCCGACTTTATTTAATTCCAGCGCACCGGACAAATCAAAATCAGTAAGCGCATTTGCCGCAATGCTGGCAGGCCCGCCGGAACTGGTAGTGTAAAACAATGATAGGGCATCAGTTACACCGCCACCGCCGCCACCGCCCCCGCCGGTGGCTTCAATTTCAATTTCATCGCCGTAATCAGTAAGGGTAATTCCGCTGCCCGCTGAAATTCGCTTAACCAGAATTTTGCCGGGGTCGCTGGCAGTATCTAAAAGGCTTTCGCCAAACGCGCCGGAATCTTCTACCACCACCGTACCACCAGCCGGGCCGGGTTCGCCGGGGTCGCCTTTGTCGCCTTTAATACCGGAAGGCCAAACGCCTAGCGCAATTGGGAAGTTAATAAAATTCATTGGGAATTTCCCGTCAATAGTGGCGGAAACAACGAATTTCATCAGGTTAGTGGATAGCACCGGGTAATAACCTTGCGTACCAGCGCGGGCCGTAATGCGCTGCCCGGTATCCGGCATGGTCACGGTTACGTCACCCAAAAAATCGCGTAAATCAATATACAGGGTTTGAACGCCTGAAATTTTGCCCGTTGCATAATCAAGTTTCAAATCAACCAAAACTTCCGTTTGGTCAATTTCAATTACCGTATTAATTGCAACCGGGCCACCCATAGGGATAGCACCGTTATACGTTACAGTGCTACCGCCGATTTGTTGATTAGCCATTACCATACCCCTTGCGCGATAGTGAAGTTAAGAAAGAAAACAGGAACCGATTTTTTACCGCTGCCATTATGACGCATCACGAATTTAGCGCGGCCCGGTACAAGCAAAGGAAAATAACCTTGCTTACCAGCGGGGCAGGTAATACGCTGGCCCGTTTCTTCAACGTCAATAATTGCCGCGCCGTCATTTTCCGAATTATCAATATACACGCATTGAACGCCGCTAAAACCTTGCGTGTCTTTCAGATAGGTCAAATCAAATCGTACAGTTTCCCCCGGCAACGCTTCAAAGTATCCGCGCACACTTTGCGGGCCTTCCCCCGAATCGCAACCGTTATAAACGGGGGTAACGGTCATATTGTTAGGCTGATTGACATTCATAATTTACACCTTTGAAATAATACCGCCTTTGCCAAGGCAGTGCGTTTGACACGGAATAAACGACATTCCCACCGCTTGATATTCTAACACTACACGCGGTAAGCGGCCACGCGGCAATGCTGGAATTACTGCCCGGTATTTAATAGGCAACGGGTCGCCGCCTTCCGTATATCGGGCGCTGCCTATAAACATCACGCCGCCGCTAAAGGCGAAATAATCAACGCTGTCATATTCCGGGTCGCCGTCATTATCAAGCCCAATATAAAGCGCATCGGAAATATCACATGAATACCAGCCTTTACCATCGCGCAAGACAAAAATTATTTGGTCAGGGTTTTCAACATCCATAAACGTGCCAGCGCCAGCAACGTAATACGCGCTTTGCGCATAGCCTATAAATGAAGAAAATGACGCATACCCCGCCGATTCATCAAGCCGGAAAATATCGTCATACCCCGGCACCGCTTGCGGTTGTATGGCTTCCAATGAACGGCGCGGAATTTCAATTAACGCGCTTTTATTCATTCCGAAAGAATAGGGATACATACCCGTATTATTTGCCAGCCATTCACGGAACGGGCCACCACTTCCACCAATGGAAAGCGGTACGGAATAAAACAATTCATCAATTACCGTATCATCCTGCAAGGTAATTAATGCAGAAAGGCCGGAACCGCCAAAGCCAATAAATGCCTTTGCCATTCCCGCGCCATCGGTTTGATAAACCTGCCAATAAACCGCCCCCATTGCACCGCGCCAGTTTCCGCGTGTCACGGTAAATTCATTTACTGTTTCATCAGCAAAATAATTATTCGTGACACGGTACGGCGGGCAAAGCGCAAAGAATTTTCCAGTAAGGAAAATATCAACGGTAATATCCAATACTTCCGGCACCAGTCGCCCCGCTACTGCATTCATTGGATTACCATTTTGGCGAACCAATGTAATTGAAGGGTCATAGGCGCATGGCGTACCTTCCGGGTTTAATGCGGTAGTGCGGATAATTACTTTATCCGTTGTCGGATTTGCGGGGCAGGTTGCAGGGTCAGCAATAAATTCAACCGGCACCGATTCCCAAACATAGCGCGTCACCTGATAGCCGAAACCATACGCCGCCGCCGCGCCTATGCCCAATGCAGGCATGGGATAAATAATAGGAATTTCTGGCGGGGGCAACGGGGGCCAATTTGGGTTAGGTTCCGTTACGGGCTTGTCAAAAATAAAGGCGGCAATTCCGCTATCCGTATAAATACCATCGGTTTTAATAACCGGCACCGCTTGCCCCGGTTCCAAAGTTTCCGGGTCAGGCACTGTATCGCTCATTGGTAGCGGATTTACAGGCCGGAAAATTTCAGCCTTATACGCGGAATTAATCGGGCCGATATTGTGATAATCATAATCTTGGCTCATTGTAGGATTGCCGCCGTTTGTAATACTTGCCGCGTTAGGCGTGAAAAGCGGTTCCGCATTAGGGTCAATTCCATAAATACGTTCATGCACACTTTGCGCACTACTGATATTAGAAATATATTGTCCGAAAGGATTAAACGAAAAAGCGCAATTTCCAGCCGGGTTATCATCAGTGCGCGGGTTATAGGGTAGGCGGTCATTACTGTCAAAGGTTCCCATTGTTGCATTTAGCTTTTGCGGGCCACCTGCAAAATAATTAGCGCCTTCATAAACCGAAGGAAGCCAGCGGGAACCTGTATTACTGGAATCCACCGGCACGTTATCAATATCAATAACCGCCAGCGTGGGAAATTCCCCCAATTTTGGAACCGTGATAGTAGCCATTATTTAACCCCGTAAAATTGGCAAGCCTGCAAAATCAAATCAGCGTAACTTTCAGCGCCGTTATAAACCTTTGCGAATTTAACCCGCGCCGCTTTATCTTGCGCCAATCGTTCAGGCGTGTATTCCGTCAAATTGTTTTTAACAAGAAAACGCCGAAACTCATTAACCTGCCATGCTTCATCATTCAGAAACGCGGCAACGCTTCCACGGAATCCACCAGACTGATAAAGATTAAACCCCATGATTTGAACCGCGCCCCATGAACTGCAATAAATCATTCTGGCAGTGCCAAGGGAACATTTATTAAATGCGCGGATATTTTGGATAATAGTATTATCCCAATCGCCCCGCGCCATGCGCCGCTGATAATATTCAGGTTCAAAACGAATAGAGGCCAAATTGCCCACGCTTTCCACGCGGCTGATAATATCCCAAAGAGTAGCTTTCATATCAGGTTCCTTTAATGGTACGTTGAATGAATTGAACATTTCCATTCAGTTTAAAACTAGGCGCATCATTTACAAAATGATAACTGCCCCCTTTTGCAACGTGCAAAATCTTTTCACCGCCTATATTCTTTGCTGCCTGTTGCGCGGCTTTCTTGGCGGCTTTTGGTTCCATACCTTCCGGCATTAAATGCCCAATGTCACGCGGAACCAGTGTAGCGCCCTTGCTTGCAATTTTAACGCAATTATCACCGTCATATAAGGCGTAAAGTTTTTTCCCGGCAATCGCCATCATATCGCCCGTTGCTTCCAAATCCCACGCGCCTAGCTGGTAAGGGTCAAGCTGTACATTTTTTAAATCACGGCAAATAATAGAATCAGTGTCACAATAAAGCGGCCTTTCCGCTTGCGCCAATGCCCGCAATAAAACGGAACGGGCCGCGCCTGTAATACTTGCCGCCACTGCCACGTTAAAATAATTAAACATTTCAGCGGGCCTACCCCATAAAATATAGTCTAAATGTTCCTGAATTTCGCACCCTTCGCCGTCATAGCCTTCTAAATAAATGCCGCCTTCCGTTATGCACCACTCTTTATAATTTTCGGGGTTTTGTGCAAACTTCCCATAACTGCTATTTAAAATCAGTTTATAAAAAATATTGTGGAATAAATCGCCCGCCTTTTTGGCAGCGTCACGCTTGCTAAAGAAATGGTCAATGAATGCGCCGAAAGTGGTTGTTTCAGTAAAATTGATTGTCCTTATAATCCGATTAGGTTTAATCGTGCCGGTATCAATGCCCGCCCGCCATTCATGGATTGACGTATGGAAAATGCCGCTACGCTGATTAAAGTCTAAACCTGTTTTAGTCCTAACAGGCACCGCGCCGTTATTCTCGCCTTCCCATTCAATAAAATAAGTTTCTTCTGTTATTTCATTGGCTTCATAAAATTCATCGCTGAAAGGATGGCGGAAATTTCGCATAGCATGGGGGTACATACTATTAACATCATAAACTTTTATATCATCTTCAATTATTCCTTTCTCGAATGCTTGGCACCTTCCGCCAAAATAAAAGGGGCGCATGGCTTCATCAAAGCCTTTGCGCACCGGGTCATAAGGGTGGAACTGTTTTAATTCATTCATTGCCGTACCGCCTATGGTTAGGCGCATTCCAAATTCAGCAATAAATAAAGAAACCATTTTATGCAGGGTTACACAATCGCCTTTCAGGTATTCTAAAATTTCCGCCTTGTGCTGTTCGCGTGTTTCCCTTTCCATCTTGCCATAATCAATTTCTATCTTTTCATCGCTGGCAGCAAGCGGCACCGGCAGGATTGCATAACTATCGCGGAATTTATGGATGCCGTGTTCTACTTCCAAAATACGCCCATTAACTATTTTCAATTTCCCGCGAAAGTATTTCATGAGAAAAAGAAAATCAAACTTGCCGCCGTTATGCGCGTATATAACGTGCGGTTCTTCTATGGTATCCAGCCAGTAAATAAACTGTTCTATGCAATCATCGCCCCAATAGTCTTTATAAATTTCGCCATTATAAAAACCCCATGAAAACGGTTTAGGGATTCGGTCATGCTTGAAAGGGTCAGTTTCAAAGTCAAAGGCGGCAATTTTATATTCCACCTTTTTACGGGAACGGCGCGGCATATCTTAAACCCCCTTGCTGCCATAGCCGCGTTTTTGACGGCGCTTGTATTTCTTTTTAGCCGCTTGGCTAAATTGCATTTCAGGCAATACAATACGGTTACGGTTATACGCCTTGGCTTCGGGGCCGCTGATACGTTGAAAGCCTACCGACTTAACTAAATCGGCTTCATCTTCTACTTTTAATTTTCCGGCCACCGCGTCAATAATAATGTCATACGTCATAAATTTATTGAACGCTTCATCAAATGACGTATAGGTACGGCGGGAATAGTTGCCGTTAAAAGTGAAATAGATTTGTTCGCCCGGTTGCAATTGAAAACCAGCGGCCTTTAATTCAGTAAGCCACTGTTCCATATTTTCAAACTTAATAGGCAATTCCCGTTGCGTGATATAAACGGGCTTGCCTTCCGGGGTAGTCTTGCGGTAGCGGCGCACCACTTCGCCGCGTTTGGTTACGCGAACCGTAAAGGGGTTTACAATTTGCCCGCGCTGGTTTATTTGCTGGCGGGCTTTCAGATACGCCTTACCGCCTTTCTTAATGATGGATTCGCCCCGCGCTTCAAGCGTTTCAATAACGGCGGGGTTAGGGATTGCTGCAAGTTTAGCGCCCCCTGTTGCAACGTCTTTATATTTGCTTACCAATCCTTTATAGTGTTTTGTTGGCTTGACTTTTCGCACGTCAAGGGTTTTAGGGATTAGTCCGGCTTTCTTCAAATTTGAAACTTGTTTTTGAAACTCTTTATAAACAAGCCCATTTTTTTCTACTGGTTTTTTCTTCGCCATGTTTCCGCCTTCCGTTAAACCGTCAGCAAATTGCAGGGGCGCAATTTGGGGTAGTGGTTATTTTACCATGATTTTAAACGCGCTTACAAATGAAATGATGAAAAGGGGCTTAGTGTTTCGGGCTATCGCTTTTCCGTTTGTGATAGTTCGGGCCTATTGGATGCAGGGGGTATTGACAGACGGAAATAATTTTGGTAGGGGGTGCGGGTGGCGGTGGAGGGGCACGTATCCCC